GCGGCGCTCTGTCATTGTTAATGCTGGCTTTGCAAACAGATCGCCAAAAACCTCTGTTTCTACAACGTGCTCATGGTATTGCGGCGATGGCAAAATGTACTTGCTACCATCAAAGCCAAGATCAGACGGGTTGCGCAAAACAACTGCCCAGCTTCCCATCCATTCCCAAAACTTTGAAGCGCCCCATCCTTTTAAGCGCCATGTGCCAGTATCGCCCGTGTCATTAACAAAGTACGTTGCAAGCATTTCTGTGCGCGTCATTACGCCCAAAAACTCGCATTGATTGCCAAGTTCTACAAAGTCATTAGGCGATGGTGTTGCGGTGCAGCTTAGTCTATATGGCACGCCTTGGCATGATTCAATCAATGCTGTGCGAGTTTTACCGTCATGTGATTTAAGGATGCTAGATTCATCAAGAACTACGCCTGATAACGATTCAAAATCAATCGTATCCATGCGTTCGTAATTGGTAATCCAAATGCCTGGGCCAGTAGGTGTTCCACCATGTGGCACTCGGTAAACATCAATCCCAAAGGTCTGACCTTGTTCAATGGTCTGCTCTGAAACGGCCAATGGCGCAAGAATCAGAACTTTGCCTCCGGTATGGTTAGCAATTTCGTCAGCCCATGAAATCTGCATCAATGTCTTTCCGAGTCCGGTGTCTGCAAAGATTGCTGCGCGTCCACGGCGAACTGCCCATGAAACAATAGCGTGCTGAAAATCAAATAAGTATTCGTTAAGATCGCCTGGCTGGTGGCCTGTCGCAACTTCAGACCGCCTTTTTTTGGCAACAAAATCATCGTAATCCACAATTCTCTCCTATCGGGGGCTTTCGCCCCCATCCTTAAAGTTATTTTTTAGCCCAAGGCGGTGCTGACGATGCGGCTGGGGTTTGTGTAGTTGTTTGTGCTGGCTGGGATTGAACAGGCATAGGCGGCTGACTGCCATTGATTGCCTTGAAGCCTTTAATCTCATTGCTGGCTTCGTACTGACCGTCTGCCTCTTTAATGGCAATCTTAATCTGCAAGCTGCCACCGATAAGCTGGTCGGTGTCAGTTACACGAGCCAATCCAATAGCACGCATTACTTCTCCCAATTGCTTACGCCCGATTTCTTCTGCCTGGCTGTTTGGGTTTTTAATGTTCAAATTGCCAAAGCACACTCGACCCTGATGGCTTGGGCCGGTGATGTCATAACGGATGGCAATATATTGCCCTGTTCCTGCTTTAGTGGATTTAATCTCTGCTTTGGTGATGGTGGCGTTATACCAGCCAGCCGGAACCAGATCATAGTTGCTGTCACCTTGTGGCAGCTCGTTTACGTCAAACGGTGTGTCTAAAAATGCCATTATTCTTGCTCCTGTGTAATTGCAAAAGATGCCCGTGAAGGCGTGGTTGTAATTGCTCCCATAAGCGGTCGCGTAATGCTTTTGTCTGCTGCTTTCCAAGCCTTTGCATCAATATCAGGCTTCCAACGAAATAGGCTAGACAAATGCTCTGTTAGGCCATGCTCCGCTGCAATCTCTTGCAGCTTGTCTGCATCAATCTTGCGATTCATGCGGCATGTAATTTTGATTTTGTACCCGCCAGGTGCTTCGGCGTTTTCTGTACCTTCAAAGTTTTCTGATACGCCAATAAGCGATAGCAATTTATCCTCATAAGCGCGGCGGTGTTCAATGGCTGTCTTTTCATCCTCTTTGGCTTGCATCCAGAGGGCGCAGAGTTCAGAGTAGGTCATTTTTTAATCACCGTCAAAATTACAATAGAGCAGGTTAAAATAATTCCAGCGCAAAAAGACACTATTACAAGTAAAGTTTCGTTACTCATCACACTCCCCCAATCTTCTTAATAATCTCACCAAGATCAGGCGCCTCCCATGCTGCCAGCTTTCCTGACCTGTCTTTGGCTTGCCAAAGTCCATCTGATTCACACATCAACGCACGCTGGCTATTGCCGTCAGCATCGCGTTCTACCCGTAGCGCCAATACTTCATCAAAGAAATAAGGCAAAGACTGTCCTACTTTGTTACCTGGCATTGACGGGGCATAAAGTACACGACCCATTTCATCCTGCGTCTTTTCCAGTTTTGCGCTGAAATAGACGTTCTTGCCTGGTAAGTCACGAAAGCCACGGATAATATCGCCCATCTGTTCCTGCATAGCGCCATATGCTGCGCGTGGGTCTTTTGTGTTTTTCTTTTCAAAGTTCAGCACCACTTCGGCAATCTCGCTGATGCTGTCTAGCGCGATTGACTCAAAGCCTTTTGCCTCGTAACTATTTGCCACCCATTCGTAAGCCTCTTTGAGCGTATCCATGCTGCTGACTTCAATGAACGGAATGTCTGCATCGGCAATGGATAACAAGCCACCTTCGGCTGATAGTACAATTGGATTTGGTAGCGTTTTGATAAGGCTAGTTTTGCCAGCCCCTGCTTGCCCGTAAACCAGCAATTTAACGCCATTGGCGTGAAGTCCTGCTGTAGTGCGTAAGTTGATAGCCATGATTTGTCCTTAGTGCAAAGATTGAACAGCGTCAGACGCTGTAGCAAGTGCCTGCATAGCAATCTTGATAGCCGCTAATTGCATCTGGTCTGCATCAGATTTATTGGCGGCATTTTCAAGTTCTGCAAGCGATTCTTTTGCTGCATTGATACGTTGCTGGAATTGATAAACTGCCATTGCATATAAGTCTGGAGAATTAACAACTACGCTCATTGGTTGATAGTTGCGCTCTCCGTTTGATTGTTTGACGTTGACATATACCGTTTGATGGTTGTTTTCCTCGGTGATTACTTGAACAGATCGAATGATATTTCTAGCCGTATGGATACGCCATTCTTCAGCGGCAATCTCATCATTCCACTCAAATGCTGGATGTAGTGCCGCATCGTCTGGTCGAGATTCATCAACAATATCAGCAGGGCGCAAAGCGCCATGTTTATTATTGATTCGATCAAGTTCATCGCCAACCACTTGAGGCTTAACGCCTGATATACGCGATCCGTCTTTGAAAACGTACTTTCTAGCTTCTGTTACTTTTTTGTTGCTCATGTCAATCTCCTAATGTTCAAAAAATGCCTGCCTTGCTTGCCTTGCCATGCCAAACCCCGCATCACCTTGCCACGCCTAGCCTTGCCGCGCCTCGCCATGCCACACCTGCCTCGCCTATCCCGGACGCGCCTTGCCGTGCCACGCCTATTGGGGTTACACCAACTCGAAGGTTCCCCAGCCCAAGCCAGCAGAGTCGCGGCTATCTGGCCTGCCTTCACCGATACCAACCTGCAATCCTACTCGTGCCATTAGGTTTGTTACATCTTGAATTGTGAACTGGTCGGCATCGTATGAAATACGCACTTTTGATGTCCACTCGCGCCACATCGGGCGAATGCGAATATCTGCTACGCCTGTCGCATTACGAACTGCCATTTCCGTTCGTTCTGGCGTGCCTTCAAACTTGATTAAAGGAATGCCGTCCACGCGATCAAAACCATCTGCTTTGACAAATACTGACAGCTTTGCAAGCGTCATTTTGAAACCTACCAAACGACAAGCTGAAATCATAGCCTGACGAAATGCCGATGCAGGGATGCCCTGCCAGCCTTGAGTGCTGATGTGCTTTGCCTGCTCAAAATCATCATCGAAGTCACGGGCAGGCTTTGCGCGTGATTTGTTAGCCGTACTGCCTTGTGCCATTTTAGACATCATTGCCTGCATCGCCTTGCCACTGAATCGCGCCTGCACTAACGGTGCCGTCCCTCGAATGTTAAACTCTGCGGTTTGAATGTTGGCAGGTTTAATGGTAACGATTGGCTTAGTTGTTGCGTTCATTTCTACTCTCCTATAAGCACCCGTCAGACAATCTGTTCGGTGCATGGGTTGAAGATTAGACGTTTTGTGCTACCATGTCAACACTAAAACAGATTTTTTTTTCGAGGGGTTGTAAAATGATGACATTGGAACAGATCAGGCAAGAACTTGCAGACCGCCGTCCAGGCATGGTCGCAGAGGCAACAGGGCTTCATATCAACACGGTGCGTGACATTCGGGATAACATCGAAGCTAACCCTACTTATCGAGTGATTGAAGCGCTGTCCAACTACTTTGAGCAAAAGAATGGCTAACATTGAATCAATCTTTGGCGGGGCTTTTACGCCACCCGTTGCGGAAATCCTAGACCCGCCTGAAATACAGCTACAGACAGCCATGCGTAACGCTGGCATTGAACCACCTGAAGCAATCTATTTAGATGGCAGAATTCATCGTTTCAACTCAGGCACTAAAGGCAAGCCAGGCATTGACAAGTCAGGCTGGTACATTGGCTACTTAGACTCTATACCAGCCGGTCGGTTTGGTGATTGGAGGTCCGGCATTGAGCTTTCATGGCGTGCTGACATTGGGCGCAAACTAGATGCGGCAGAGGAAATGGCGCACGTTAGGCGGCTTGCCGAACTAAAGGCGCAGCGTGACCGTGAGTTAGAACGCCAACATGAAGTGGCTAGCAATACGGTAGATAAGATATGGTACGAATGTGGGGCAGCTAATGCTGACCACCCATACCTAAAGAAAAAGGGCATACATCCACACGGCGCACGAATCACGGGCGATGGTCGGTTAGTGCTTCCGCTTTATGATGAGAACGGCTTGCTGACTTCGCTTCAATACATCGATATTGATGGCGGCAAACTCTATCACCCAGGCGGCGCAACGGGCGCAAAGTTTACGATTATTGGGTCGGTTGATGAGCCAGGCACGTTATATATTGCTGAGGGTTTTGCCACCGCAGCAACCATCCATGAAGAAACAAACCGCCCTTGCGTGGTGTCTTACTCAGCATCAAACCTTGTGCCAGTTACCGGTCTAATGCGTGAAAAGTACGGTATAGGGCAAGACATTGTGATTGTTGCTGACAATGACGCATCGGGTGTCGGGCAAAGATACGCCGACCAAGCCTGCGCTAAGTACGGGGCAAGATACGTCATTCCAGAAATATTAGGCGATGTAAACGATTACAGAATAGCTGGGCATGATGTTGCTTTGCTGCTCAATCCAGCCAACAAAGATGACGAATGGCTAACACCGGCTGACAGCTTTTCTGAGCAACCAGCCCCGATCAAGTGGCTGGTTAAGCATTGGCTACAGGAAAACGCTTTAATCATGGTGCATGGTCCGTCAGGTGGCGGTAAGACGTTTGTTGTTTTGGATTGGTGTTTGCACATGGCAGCTAAGATGCCAACATGGTTCGGACACAAAACAAAGCCAGGCAATGTTGTTTATCTAGCAGGCGAGGGTCATCAAGGTCTAAGGGGTCGCGTGGCAGCATGGAAACATCACCATCAATCCAGCGGCTTATCCATGTGGATTAGTAAGACAGGCTGTGATTTGAATACGCCTGAGGGTTTCTACCGTGTGGTTAATCACATCAACAGCTTAGATATTAAGCCACAACTGATTGTAGTAGATACGCTGCACCGATTTATGAATGGCGATGAGAACAGCGCACAAGATGCAAAGACAATGCTGGATGCGTGCAACAACCTTATGACTGAGTTCAATTGCTCTGCCCTTCTAGTGCATCACACCGGCGTATCTGAAGAGTCGCAGCATCGAGCGCGTGGGTCATCGGCATGGCGTGGTGCATTGGATATTGAAATCAGTATCGTGCCAGGTAAAGACGATCAACCAATTGAGATTGTGCAGCGAAAATCTAAAGATGCTGAGTTGTCTAAAGATTTATTTGCACGCTTACAATCTGTTGAAATACCTGATTGGATTGATGAGGATGGCGAACAGGTAACGAGTGCTGTTATCGTGGCAAGCGATGCGCCAGAACGGAAAGAAAAGAAAAAGGATTCTAAGCTGGCAGATAATATTAAATTATTTACTAATGCATGGTTTAATTCAAACTGTGACGTTAAAGATCAATTACCTTATATATCACGAAGCGCATTATTAAATTATTTAATTGTGAACATGGGTCAGACCGAAGGAACGGCTAGAAAAAATATTCAGCCAACAGGTAAATTAATAGAATCGCTTTTGGTTTCTGAAATAATATCTCCATTTGAAAACGGCTGGGTTGTTTGTGAGCCAGGAACATCAAGTGCATTGATGGTCAGAGCATCCACCAGAACGGAATCAAACGGAACGGAACGGAATTTTACGGAATGATTCCGAACCGGCAAAAGCATCGGAAAACGGAACGGAACGGAACACACTTCTTAAGAAGTGTTCCGTCATTCCGTCCGAATGCACGAAATTCTGTTCCGGTAGTTCATGGAAGGCTAAGTCATGGCTAACAACAAGTACCATCACCTGTACCAAACCAAACAATGGCAATCAATAAGAAAAGATTATTTAGAACGCAATCCGCTTTGTGTCATGTGCCTTGCTGATGGATATATTGAAGAGGCAAAGATTGTTGATCATATTAATCCGCATCGAGGTGATATAAATATATTTTATAACGGTCCGTTCCAGTCGCTTTGCAAGTTGCATCATGATAGTACCAAGCAGAGGCAAGAGAAGTCAGGCATCAAACTA